CACGATGAACGTGGCGCCGGTGTCCTTGCGCTTGAACTCAACCCAGTCCTGGCCGGCGTCGATGGGCTCGGCGTAGGTCAGCAGGAACGGCAGGGGCAGGTGGTGCTTGCACCCCACGCGCTGAACGTGGATCGGTATTGAACTGATGTTCTTGTCGGCATCCTTGGCGCAGGACCAGCGGGCATCGCCGGTGCGCTCGGGCGTTGCGTGGACGCATGTGCGGCACGACATGGCCGGAACCTTGTGGTTGTGGCACACGTCTTTGTGGTCGCACATGTTGCATACGAAGAACTTCGGATCTTCGCTGATCTTGGCCGGGGGCTTCTCCGAGAAAATGACTTCCTCGGCCTTGGCAATCAATTGATGAAAGACTACGGGGTCGAAGTGCAAGCGCTCCGCGTACAGCTCGTCGGTATCCTTGTTGACGGCCATGTACAGGGCGCGGGTGAGGTCGGCCCATCCGCAGTACACCATCATTTGCGCGTAGTGCTGGGGCTTTGCGAGCTTGACGCCCTTCTCCTTGAGTTCCTTGAACGACTTGGCCGAGTGCGTCTTAAACTCAAGCAGGTGAGGGGTCCTGCCCCCGGTGGGGATGTACTTGCCCACCCCGTCCAGGTGCCCAGACATGTGGCCAAACACGTCCTTGTAAGAAAACTGTTTGCCAGTAGCCGGGTCGCAGTCCCACACTTGGCACCCGATATCGCGCAGGTTCTTTATGAACCGCGCTTCGGCAAGGTGCCCGGTTTCGAACAAGCGCATCATCCGGCCGGAGAACCGCTTGCGCGTGGCCATCCTGAAGTCGTACCAGATTGCCCGCTTGCACTCTTTGCCAATGATCGAGCCGCCCAGGTAGCCGCGGGGTTCCTCGGAATCGTTGCGCTTTTCGTAGTGCTCGTAAACGGCCTCGACAATCGGGTCGAAGAAGGCTGAGATATCAACCATTAAACTTCTCCGGCTTGAAGCAGTGCTGAAGATACTGGGCTCCGTCCATGCCGTGCGTTTCGCAAAAGGCGGCCTTCGCCTCCGACCGGCACGCCTCAAACACGTGGCCAAGCAACTTGTCTTGCATGTCCATGGTGTTCACATAGACGCTGGCCTGGGCGATGGCGAACGACATGCAGCGCATGAAGTACGTCAATTCGTCAGGCGTCCTGTTGTCGTCCAGGTGCTCCAGCATTCGCGCTATTTCCTTACCGTAGTCCATCGCTCGCTCCGTGTTTGATCCCAACAAGAAAAGACACCCCGACTCGCGCGACCTTTCTTGTTGGTGCTGGTTTCTTTCCCACCAGCAAAGTCACCCATTCGGCACACGTTAGGGTTTAACGCGATCACACGGGTGGAGGGCCCCGCGTTGCCAGCTACCGTTACTCGGCTTCAACAACCTCGACGGCTGCGTTCTTGGCCGCTTCCTCGGCCTCCTGCAAAGCCTTAAGGGCCACGCCGCGCAGAGCATTGACGAACTCCGCCACTTGCTCGTAAGGCATCTTGCCCAAGGCCGACAAGATCAGATTCACTTGGTCAATGTTGAGGGTGTACTGAATTGGTACTTGGTTTGGGCTCATTTCTGGTTCCTAATCGTTTTCACTGCATACCCTTCGAGCGCCCACAATTTCTCGCGGGCGTTATTCCGGGCGATGTTTTGGCCAATCTCTCGGTCAAAATTGTTAAGGCTCAAGCACGCGCTTTCACCGACCACGCTAAATCCGTTCTTGGTCGTAAGGCAGCACACGGTAACGGTCGTGCCAGGAAACACGTGATACGCCTCCTCATAAATGAGGGCGTCAATGTCCGCATCGGTGAGCCTAAAGGTTGAATCGGTCATGCTCGTGCTCCCTTATCGCTGCCAGGGTGGCGTGGCGGCGGCCGCAGCGGCCGGGGCGGGCTGGGCAAACGCGGGCGCACCGCCGCCGTTCTGAGTCCCGACGCTGGCCTCCTCGTACTTCTTAATCACGTTGTTCTCGCGGTTGCGGTCGTCAATTTCAACGCCCACCGTGATAAGCATCGGCTTGTTGTGCATTGCCAATGAGTTCCCAGGCTTGTTCATCCCAATCGCGCGGCACATGGCGCCTAGTTCGCGCTGTGCGATGTCAACCGTGGTTTTGTTTGGGTGCCACAGATTCAACCGCGCCCAGACCTTGCGATTCTTCTGGGGGCCGTCAATGACCTCAAGCGTGAATTGCAGGTATTTCGCGTCGCCGCGCTTTGTGACCTTTTCCTCCGAGGCGGTAATGATGGCAAGGTACTTGCCTTCGGGCAGAGGGCTGAAGTCTTGTTGCTCAGGGACTTGCGAGGCGTCAAAGCCAGATAGATCAACCATTTTTTATGTCCTTTCGTCGTTAGTGTGAGAAAAACTTTACTTCGTGGGCGCAGACATGGCCGCGGTCAGTCCCGCCTGAAACGCGGGCCAGTTCAGGGCGGTATCGGCCATACCGTAGCGGTTGCCGGCCACGTAAGCCGGGTGCGGGTTGACGTGCAACTTGCGCTGGCCGGTGGTGATTGCCTTGGTTTCCTTGTTGTTGAAACCGGAGTCAACCTGCCGGGTCATCACTTCGTGCGCACAGAACCCAATAACGTCCGCCCACTCGCTGATGATGGCCACGGCGCGCTTGTTCAATTTCAAGCTGTACGCATCGTAGTCCTCGGCCAGCGTCGGGTTGCGAACCTTGTTGATCTGCTCGTGCGCAATACAGACAACCGACATGCCCCGGTGGTCGCGCAAACCGTCAAGCGCCTCAAACGTCTTGCGCCACAGGTCATCGGCCATGATGTAGCCTTTCCCGTAGCCGATTTTCTCCACGTTATCGACGTTGTTGTCGCGGCACACCTTGGCCAGAATCAGCGGCTCCAGCCAGTCCAGCGAATCAACAAACACGGTTTGGAACTCGTGCTGATCGTTTCGCAGGGTCGCAATGGCCGCATGAATGTCCTCGTAGGTCTTGGCCACGGGGAAGGCGGCAACGTCGATGTTGTCCAAACCTTCCTCGGTCAAGATGCCCACGGCGTTTGGTGCCGCAGCGGCAAAGGTTGACTTGCCAATCTTGGGCGGACCGTAAATCACGATCTTGGGTGCCCGCAAACGTTTGCCGCGGGTGATGCTTGATAGATCAAATGCCATTCGTTCGCTCCTTCGTTCACACAATTAAGATTTTGGATGGCTCCGCCGGCTTGCCATCAAGGTCGCCCGCGGTGTCCTCTACCGCTTGGTAGGTCTTAGCCGCGCCCAGCACACCGGACAGCAACTGGTAAATCATGGCGTGCGCTTGGCTTGTCTCGTCAAGCTTGTCGCCAAAGTCTGCGGATACCGTGACCTGTCCGGTAGACCCGTCGTCGGTGATAGTGATTGATGCCGATGCCATTGTGTTAAGCCCTCCCTGTTAGGCTTTGTCTGTGATTTCAACATCCACCGCCGTCTTGGCCGGGGACACCGACAGGGGCAGCAGCTTGTATATCTCGGGCTCGTTGGCCTGAAGGTACTTAACGCCCTTCTCGTCCAACTCCGGTTTCATCTTGACCGGGCGCAGGTGCACCGGGATTGATTGCTCAATCTCGGCCCATGCCTTCCAGTCCATCTTGCGCGACACCTTGCCGGTGATCGTGACCTTGTAGCCGTCAATGGTGTGGGTCTTGGAACCCTCATCGCGCTTGCCCAAGGCCGCAATTAGCGCTTCCTCGGCCGCAATGCGCTCGGCGTTTGCCTTGCGCTCAACAGCCTTGGCGCGCAACAGCGCCTCGGCCAACTCCTTAACTTCCATCGCTCAGTCCTTTCGTGTGCTCCATCAGGAGGGTTGCATCGTAATCGACAAGTGAGGAAAACTCAACCTTTTGTGAACGACAAAAACAACAACACCAATCAAAGTTTTTTGCGGACCGTGGTTTCGGTCACTCGCCCGATGATCTTGATGCCATCGCGCAAGCGATACGACGGGTATCGCGTGTCGTCGGCAACAAGCAACTCATCAGGGCCTTCGCGGACGTACTTGCGCAGCACCGGCTCACCGGCCCGCGACACTGCGGCCAACACAATCTGGCCTGGGCGGGCGCTCTCTGCCTTGGATATGACCGCATAGCACCCGGTCGGGCAGGTCGAGGTGAGGGCGTCGCTTGATACCAGCAGGCCCGCGGCCGTGTTGCGCGGGTACGAAACAGAGGTTTGCAGCAGTTCCATGACGGAATCCCAGCGCCAGCGCAGCAAGGCGGACGCCTCAACGACAGGAACGGTAAAGATTGGCGGCCCGATTGCGCCCTTGCGGGTGGCCACATGGGCAGTGTCCACGCCCAGCAACCAATCTGCACTCACCTCAAACCACCGGGACAGCTCCGCTAAATCCTCGGCGCTCGGCTGAGTTTTGCCGGCCTCCCAAAGATTGATCGCGCTCGGACTGCGGTGTAGTTTTTTTGCAACATCACGTTGCGTGATGGCGGGAAAAATTGCCTGACGTGCTGCCCGCAGGCGTTGTGCCAGGATGCTTTTCATTGTGCGCTCGGTCGGTCGGTTGGTCGATCAACTCGGCCATGCTACATGAGAAAAAGCTAACACGGTGAAGTTTTTAGCCGTAGAATAGGTTTAGTTTTTCTCACCTTTGACGGCATCATGAAAGACAATCAAAGCCCGTTAGGGTTCACGGTAGAGGGAATTATCGGCGTGGCCGGCGGCAAGGCGGCCGTGGCCAGGGCTTGTGGCGTAACGATTCAAGCGGTTGCGAAGTGGGGGCGGCGCGTCCCGGCGAAGCACGCCAGGACCATAGCCGTCATGGCTGGGCTGCCGTTGGAGATAGTGCGGCCCGATATGGTGTGTCCTAACGCAGAAAGCATCCAATGATCGCGATCTTGGTGGCGTTCTTTGTCGGTGGGTTTCTTGGCATGTTTTGCATGGCGCTGATGGCAATAGCACGTGACCCGCGGGACTCCGACGATTAAGGAGTCTGGCGCCGGAGTGGTCACGAATCATGGGGGTTGTGAGTTGGCAGCACGAAAAGAATCCGTCTTTTCCGAGTTCGCTTGGAAGTTTATTGAGCGTGGTATCAGCGTGGTGCCCATCGCGCCCGGGACCAAACGGCCGGGCCAGTGGTCAGAGCACCGAGGCTGGGAGGGAATGTCGGACTGGACCCGGTTCGGCAGTCGGTTGCCCACTGAACTTGAGTTGGAGATTTGGTCCGGGTGGCCCGATGCAGGTATCGGCGTGGTGCTCGGGGAGCTTTCCAAGCTCGTGGGCATCGACAAGGATTACGACCTCCCCAACGGTAGTGACGCCCTCACGAACCTGATCCCATGGAGCCCCGTGGCCAAGAAGGGCGAAAAGGGGTGGCTGCGGTTTTTCTTGTACAACGGCGAGAAGTCGCGCTCGTTCGACGTTAACGGGGTGCGCGTGCTGGACATTCTGTCCGACGGGCGGCAGACCTTGGTACCACCGACCGGGCATCCCTCCGGGTGTTCATATGTTTGGATCACGCCCGATGCGCTCGACACCATTGTCAACGTCACGGACCTGCCCAAGCTGCCCGACGATTTTGTCGAGCAGGTAGAGCGGGTATTGATCCCTTACCAGACCGAGGCGGACCGGAAGTACCAGCGCAAGGCGCCCGCGCACCGGGATGAGGGCAAGATCAACACGGACCTATCCATTCAGGCGCAATACTTCAAAGACCTGAACCGGCAGGCGCTTGACCGCCTGGACGAATGGGTGCCCAAGATCGTGCCGTCCGCGCGCAAAGAGCGTAACGGGTGGCGGTGCGTGGCCACGTGGCGCCAAGCACAGAACCCGAACGTCGGGATTGATCCCAACGGTATCCGGGATTGGGGCGGCAATTACGGCATGACCGCGATTGATCTGGTCATGTATTCCAACGGCCTGCCGTTTGGCAAGGCGGCCGAAAGCCTGCGATCTTGCTTGTCCATGAATGAGCCGGAGCCGATCGTGCTCAACGTCGGCACGGGCGCCGTGACCGCAGCGCCGGCGCCTCGCGTTGCCGCGCCGTCGGTGTTGCCGTGGCACAAACCACCCCCCGCCCCGGTCATGCTCCCGCCCCAGACCAGCCTGGAGCCGGCCCCGGCGCTGCCCAACTTCATCAACAACCCTCCGGGCATCCTCGGGGAGATTGCCCGATGGATCACAGAAACGGCGCCCAAGGCGCAGCCGGAGCTATCCGTGGCGGCGGCCATTGCCTTGTGCTCGGTCATCATGGGCCGCACTTACCGTAGCCAGTTTGGCAACTGGACCAGCCTGTATGTGGTCATGGTGGCCAAGTCAACCGAGGGCAAAGAGCACCCGCAGCAGTGCGTGGAGAAGGTATTGACCGCCGCGCACCTGGAAAATTTGATCGGCGGATCTGGATACACGTCGTCTGGCGCGGTGTACTCGGCTTTGCTCAAGTCGCCGGCCCACATTGCCACGATTGATGAGATTGGCAAGCTCCTGAAAATGTCGCGAGCCAAGGGTAACGCGCACGCTGAGGCCGCCTTGGACAAGCTCGTCGAGGCGTTCGGCCGCCAGGATGGGATTCTCAGGCCGCCGACCTACTCCACCATGACCCTCAAGGACCACCAGAAACCGGCGGAGCGGGTCATTCACAACCCGGCCATTACCATGCTCGGGGCCACTACGCCCGGCACCTTCTACGAAAACCTGACCACCGATCTGGTCAAGGATGGGTTCCTTGGCCGATGCATCGTGGTCGAATCGCAACAACCCCGCCAGCTCACCCGGTTTGTGGACCGCACACCCCCGCCGGATCACATTATTGAATGGTGCAATGCCGTTCACGTGTCCGGCGCGGCAGAGGGCAATCTGTCCGACGTGATGGTGTGCGATGTTCCAACGGACCCGATCAAACTCCCGTTTTGTGACTCGTGCCGGTCGCTCATGGAAGCGTTCGAGGCGGAATTGAACGAGTCCAAGACGGCCGGCGAGGGCGAAGGCTTGGATGTTTTGCTTGGCCGCAGCCTGGAGAAGTCGCTCAAGCTGGCCATGATCGCGGCCAAGGCAGAGGACTCGGCGGCGCGCGAGGTGCGAGCGTCGCATTTGGAGTGGGCCATATCCTACGTGCGCCATTACGACAATCAGCTATTGCGCGCCGTGCGTCGCAATCGCGTGGAGAGCGTGACCGATGGCGACATGAAACGGGCAATCGAGTTCATCCGGCACGCCAAGAAGTACAGCAAGGATTCCAAGTTTGGCGAGGCGTGCGCGGCTGGGGCCATGCCGCACAGCAAACTGTTGAAGCTCATGAAGATGCCGGCCAAGCAGTTCACCGAACTCATGGACACGGCCGTCGAGTCGGGCGTGCTCACAAAATCGCCCGCCGCGCAGTTCAATGCGGGCGGGGCGTTTGTTTATTGGCTAGGTGACGTTGACTGAGGGGCGGGCTTGCGGGGCCTTTTTACCCCCTTTGGGTACGGGCGCTTGTTCTTGGCCCCGAGTGGGCGCCCCGGCCCCGGGGGCACCCCTTCATAGACCTTACCCCGCGCGCCTGGGGACACTATGTAATCGCACCCGATCCGCCAGCGCCCGCTCACGCTGACGGCCGGGAATATCCAATCCTCCCGGCACCAGTGGGACACGTGAAGCTCTGACACCCCTTCGAGTGCGGCCACCTCGCGCGTAGTCAGAAACGCGCCGTAAATCTTGGGGGTGAAAATCTGGGACGGTTTTTTCCTAGGTTTGCGCTTTCTCATGTTTGGAATGCAGCTCTTTGGTTAGTTTGTATGCGATAGCCCGCACGTCGGCAGAATGAAACAGCTTGCCGGCCTTGGCGTACTGGTCGCTCAAGGCAATCAAATCTCCAATCACTTCCTCCCTGACGATTTGCAGCATGGCCTTGGTGCCTTCGCGGTTGCCGTCTGCGCTGTCAATCACGGATACCTCCCACCACAAGGCATTGCCGGATAAACGCAAGCTTGTTGCGCGCGTCCGTGAGTGCGGCCCGCAGGTCGTCAATCTCTGACTGCATCCGCGCCTGGATCGTGCTATCGGCCGTGCCGCGGGTAATGTCGCAGCGTTCCACCCATGTCGGGATGACGTTTTTGGGTTTGCATCGAGAGCTAATCATCGTATTCGTCCTCCTCTAACGATTTCAGAAACTTGCGCTCAAGGTTTGGTTTCATGCGATCCGGTTCGGTCCCCATCCCGTAAACAGGCAGGTACCGCCTGTGCTGCATCGCCCATTCGTCAATCCTGATGCGCCCCGCCTTGTGCAGCCTGCCCAAGACCTTTTGCGATTGGCGCGTCGAGCATCGGGCATAGTCCGCCAAGGCGTACTTGCACACCTTGAGCCCGGATTCGATGAGTTCTAAAGCCGCTATCTCGACAAGCGGCGGCGGGCCTCCCATGATTGCCTCCTTCAATGAATCGTGCCGTTTTCAAGCTTGTGCCGTAACTGGTCCATGATTGCCTGTAACCGGGCAAACGCGGCTGCGAGTTCTGGGGTCATGATTGCCCCTCCGCTTTAGCGATGGCGGCAGTGGCCTGCTCAAAATCCCACCCGCCTTCGTTTTCTGAAAGCTTTGCTTGATAAAGCAAGTCCTTCAGAGCCTCCAACAACTCCGGGGCGGCGGCGATCAGACGGGCGTTGGCTTCATCGGTGTCACCTTCGCCGTGAGTGAAAGCAAGGCGCAGGCTGACCGCTTCGGAGCCGATCTCGTAGAAGCCGTTGTCGTCGTATTGGCTGAACCACGGTCCAGGTGTGTGCTTGCTCATTCCCGCCCCTCCGCTTTAGCGATTGCTCTGTGGCCAACCTCAATAGATTTTTCGTAGCTTTTCAGCATGATTTTGAAAATATCGTTTGACTCTGCCAATTTCCCTCCGACATCCCGAAGCCGGAAGTGTGCCGCTACTAAGTGGGCAGTAACGTTTTTCAGGGCCTCAAGCAACTCAGGGCCACTGTCAGTTTCCATCTTCAATGGCCCGGTAATTTCAAGAATGTCTCCGGGGTAAAGCTGGATTCTTTTGCGATCACTCATTCCTTCCCCTCCCACAAAAGACTCTCGGGTATATCCACGTACTCGCCCAGCTTGCTCGCCACGTAGAGCCTCATCGCAGCAACAAGAGGAGTCGGTCCGTATGCACACATTCCGCCAGCACCCTTGGCTGTAATGCTTGGCGATGCTTCCCACTCCCTGCCTTCGCTACACGGAGCATTGCGACGTATGCCTATTTCCTCCCGCTCAATAATCGGACCTCCGTATGCCCAATTTGTAGAGTATTGGTACATCCCATAATCAGTATGTCCAATCCAGAAGATTTTCCGGTCTTTGTCTTTGTTCCCAGCTCTCCAAACCGCCAAATCAAGGGCGGGACCAATTAGGTCACTGGTCTTTCGGACTGCGGTATTTGTCATCATTTGCACTCCCCCTGATACGGAGGCCACCCGGTGCGGTTCTTCGGGGCCACGCCTGCGGCGGCGTCGGAGTTCCACCGCGCAACCATCGCGCAATAGCGGGCTTCGGTTTCATCACGCTTACCGGCACCCTCTTGGCACCCGGACAATGCCAAAACCATCACGGCCACGGCATACAGAAAAGCTTTGCGAGTATTCATCGTTACCTCAGACAATTAATTCAGACAGCCACAACCCAGCCACCGCGGCGGCAGAGCAAGCAGCAATAACAATCCAGGCGGCCGCCCAGATATAGGGCCAGCACCGCCGGGGACGCCGCCAGGGCGCGCGCCGGGGCGCCGTGGGTTTGTGCTCGGCCCGTTCGACCATGGATTGATAAGCATCAAAGTCACCCATACAGCCTCCCTCGTTAGATCAAGCCACGTTCAGCAAAGCTCACCCACTTGCCCCCGCCTGTGACAATGTGGTCAAGCACCCGCACCCCGATCAGATCCAGGGCCGCCGTCAAGGTCTTGGTCAGTGCCTCATCGGCCCGGCTGGGCTCAGGCGTACCCGATGGGTGGTTGTGGTGCAGGACCACGGCCGCTGCGTTGGCCTGCAAAGCCAGTTTGACAATCTCTCTTGGGTACACCGCAGCCTGATTGAGCGTGCCAAGCGACACGTCCACGACCCGGATCAAGCCGTGCTGGGAGTCAAGCAGGGCAATCGAGAAAACCTCATACTCCATGTCAGCAGAGCGCACGGCGAAGTAGGCGCCGGCCTTGGCAGGGTCTGTGAAATAGGCATCGCGTTGCGCCCGGCGGCACAAGATATCGAGCGCCAAAGCGATCACGTCGTCGTCGTGACTCGTGACGGCGGGGCCGGTGCCGTATTGGGGTGTGTCTTGGGATTGGACTTTCATGGTTCGCTCCTTCGGTCGGTCAGTAACCCCGGCGCTTGGCCGGGGGTGTTAGTTACAGCATGGCTTCGAGGGCTTCGACTTTCGCCCGGATGGCCTTGAGTGCTTCCACGGTTCCGTCGATGGCATTCAGACGGCTCACAATCCCCGCCGCCACCAACTCCGCCGACTCTGCCGCCCCGCCTATCGGCAGCACCGCGCAAATCGGGGTCCCGTCAGCTCCGAAGATCAAAACCCGGTCGTCTAAGGGGTGATATTGCAGTTTCATTGTTTGGCCTCCTTGGCCTCGTAAAACGCCTTGGCCTCTGCCAGGGTGTCGTCAATCCGCGCCAGGGCGGCCCGGTGCAGGTCCATGACGCTCTTTTCGGTGGCGCGCTTGTCAGACTCAAGCAGGGCCGCGGAGTAGTCGCCAAAGAGCACGTAAGAGCGCATATAGCCCTCAATCCGGTACACCTGGGCCCGTGACACTAAGCCCGTGCGGGTCTTGCTGGTGCGGATCTCAAGCACGCGCCCCTCGGGCATGGGCACCGCGGTAGTGGCCTGCCAGCCAGCGGTACGGCGTTTGTAGATTTCAATTTCCATGGTTCGGTCCTTTCGTTGGTCAGTGGGTCAGTCAGTCTTACATCACGGAGTAGTGCAGAATTTCCCAGCGCAGCTCGTCGAGGTTTTCCACCGCATCCACGTCGCGCCGGTCTTGGTAGTAGTAAGCCGTCAGAGTGTCATCGCCGCACGGCACGCTGGCCGTGAATTCGATGGTGTCCTCAAGCTCTCGGCCAGAAAAGTCGGCGTTAGCACGCTCAACACGCCCCACGGCCTCAAGGCCGCACAGCTCAATCGCTTGATTACGGGTAAGTGGTTTCATCGTTCGGTCCTTCGGTAGTTAGTCAATCTTTCGTGCTACGTTCAACTGCTCGCATACGTCAATGCCCAGCGCGTCCGCGCCAGCCTGCGCAACGTCACACCCGATCAGCGGCACAACAAACTCCACCGCCTCGTCTTTTTTGCCGTCCAGCCACGCCAGCCACACTTCGTTTCCCGTTTCGTTGTTCATTTCGTTGTCCATTTCGTCACTCCTTCGGTAGTCAATAATCAGCACCCATCAGCCCGGGCGAGGGCGGCCTCGTAAGCCAGCAAATCAAAGCTCACAGTCCGGCCATCGGGCGAAGTCACGGCCAGCCGGTCAAGATCTAACAACAAAGCCCGCAACCGGGCCTCGGCAGACAGCACAGCCTTGGCCGGGCGCTCACTTGGGGGCACAAAGCCCATCGCCCTGAAGCGGGCCAGTACGTCAGTTTTGGTAGCCATCGCGCTCACCCGCGGGCTTCAAGGGCGTCTAGGGCGCAGGCCGACACGTAGCCCAGGCCCACCGCCGCGCCGACCGACATAAAGGCCACGGCGGCAGGGATCAGGCCCAGCAGCCCGGCCATGCCGGCCACGGCGCCGGCTAGGATCGAAACAATCATCAGAGTCGCTAGTGCGTACAACATGCGTGCCCTCCCAGGCTTTGTGGTGCGTTGAGAATCAATCAACAGTTCCAGTCTAACACAGAATATTTAAACTAGTGTGAGACTAAGTGTTGTTTTTTGGCAACACGGCCGACAGACGGTCGGGGAGGGGTGGGGAGGGTGGCGGCGTTCTCAGGCGTTCGCCCAAAAAGCCAAAGTCCGAGAACTGTGGATAAGTGCTGTAAGTAGTTGATTTATATGGATTATTTAATATATAAACTATATATATATACCTTATTCTCTAATTCTCAGTACCACACCCTTCTTTGAAAAAAGTAGAAAAAGAGGGGCTAAGAGTTGAAAGAGAAGGGTATCGGAAGAAATAGAAAAGGGTGTCTGTCTGAGAATCGGGAATGACCCCCCCTTTTTTGACCAAAAAAGCTTACATATCAAGGACTTAGGCCACTTTAGGCTTAGGCTTTTTGAGAGAACGGCGTTCTCAAAAGTTGACCGGCATCAATTCGCCCCCAAGCGCAAAAGCCTTATAAATCAAGGAGTTAGCAAAACTCGGTCGACAATCGCTAGGGAAAACGTAGGGAAACCGTCGAAAAGCGTAGGAAAATCAGGTAATATGTGGGTAATGGATCACAGGAGGCCCAGATGGCTACGACAATGACCGACGACGAAATCAAGATCATCGCCCAGCAAGTAGTGGAGCGGCTGCTACCGGCTATCGAGGAGGCAGTGCGACTCGAGGATGCAGTGCGACAGCAGGCCCGCTACAGCGCGCTGTTTGACCTGATGCGACCGATGATCCAGCAGGAGGTGTCCAGGCAGGCTCCGCGGCCCGCACCCCGACGAAGGATGGACGGCTTGAGCAAGGTCATCAGGATCGTCACCCGGACGGCTCAATACGCCGGCCAAACCCGATACGGCCAGCTCTGCGCCCAGGGCTTAATGCCCAGGTCATATCTGCTCAAACTGTCTCGCCTCACAGCAGATGAGTGCCGAGCCGCAGTCGATCAAGCAATCGCGGCTGGCCAGATCGAAAAGGCTTACGACCCCGACACCGGGCTTGCTTGCGTTAGAGCCCTAAACACGGCCCAGACCCCCGCCCAAGCGCCCACACAGCCCCAAGCACCCGCCGAGCGTGACTACGGCCCGTTAGACGACCCAGCCCAGGACGCCCACGAATGGGACTTTGCGACCGCTTTAGCTAAGGCGAGAGAGCGAGATAGCTGGTCTTAAGGGTCGAGATCCCCTTTATTCTCAAATTCCCTTGAGGAAAACTCAACCTTTGAACTAGACTGCACCCAGCATCCATGCGGGTTTCGAGGTGATTGTGGCAAAAAGAAGTGAGGAAATCTCCCAATCCGTTCTCGTCAAGTGGAGCCATCTTCGGGGAGTGCGAAAGCTCATGCCGGAGCTCGCTTGGCTGCATCACAGCCCGAACGGAGGCCGTCGTGACGGCTTTACAGGCGCTCAGATGACCGCGTTGGGCGTCAAGCGAGGTTTCCCCGACTTGATCCTGCCAGTGGCTTCACGGGCCGATTCAGGCGCTTGTGGACTGGCTATCGAGATGAAGTCGGAAACGGGCTCGCTTGCACCCGAGCAAAGGGGCTGGCTTGGGGCTTTGGAGAGCCATGGATGGATTACACACGTTTGCAGATCAGCCGAGGAGGCGCGAAACGCGATATGCAGCTATCTCAATGTGTCACCCGACAGTGCTCCGCCCCTCCCATGACCCTGCGGCACCGGGTTTTGGTAGTGATTCAAGACGCCGACGACACTCTGACCGGCGC